AAGTTCTCGAAAACCACGGAGAGGAAAACGCGCGCCTGCGGGTAAAAGACGTTCTGGCGCGCGCGGAACTTGCTGTCCGCGTCGGGAGCTCGGCTGGTGGCGAGGGACTCGGCCATCTACCGCTCCGTGACCTCCGGGATGATGAGCAGTTCCTCACCCGTGAGGCTGGTGGAAATGAGCCCGTTGCGCTCCTGAATGATGCGCCAGTTGAACGGCGTACCGAAGAAGCGGTTGCTCACCGAGTAGAGGTGCTCGCCTTCCTGCGGTCGGTACAGGGCGATGGCGTTGGGATGGGCTCGCTGGCGAAGCTGCGCCGCCGCGCGCTGTCCGAACACCACGACTCGCCGGCTTTGGAACATCAACCCGCGCGCCCATGCGTCGAAGTCCAAGACCGAGATGGCCTGGTCGTCGAAGTCGAGGGCTTCCGTGGAGTCCAGCGGGCGCAGGAGGTCGATGAGGTTCTGCGCCGTCGTGGACAATCCGAGGAACGCAGCGGCGAGGCGAAGGAGCGCGCTCGCCGGGTCTGTTTCCAGCGTGAGGTTTCGCTGCTCGATGGCGGTGTCGATGGCGTCGAGCCCGGCTTCCCACTCGTCCAGGTAGACCTCGGCGTCCGCCGTCGTGGTCCCCGAGAGGCGCAGGTAGGGCACGCGCTCGTGCAGCGCCAGGGCTGCGCTGATCTCGTCGCCCACCTCGGAGCGAAGCTGCTTTGCGTTCAGCACGGCTCGCGGAGATCGCTTCAGGGCGAAGAATCCGCCCGGCTGGCGATGGTGCGGAGAGACGGTGAACGAGTAGTCGATGTCCCAGTCGCGCCGGAACTCGAAGTCCCAGTCGGTAATGACGCCCTGGACGGTGATGCGCTGGAACGTGATGCGAACGGGGTTGCCCCTCATGCACATCGCCTCGAACCGAGCCATCTCCTCGGTTGCGTAGCCGCCCACAGACGCCCGGTTCTCGGGGCCCGACTTGTCCGGGTCCGTGGGAGCCTTCGGGTTGTAGCGGTCGTCCCAGGTGCCCGTGAGCGTGAACGGCGTGAAGTTCGGACCGAGCACCTGCTCCGTGGGGTCGTTCGCGCCCGGATAGTCTGTTCGCACCGTTCGCTGATGCCCACCGAAGGTCCAGCTTCCCTTCGGGATGCTGCGCTTCGCAGCCGTCCACTCGAACCGCTGGAGCCCGCCCGGGGGCGCCTGCCCGCCGAGCGGCGCCTGCTCCTCAATGATGAAAACCTTGCTGCCCGCCACCTAGCTCTCCTTGATGGCGTTCGCCGCCTGCGTTGGGGAGCTTGCGAAGTCGTCGAAGGCTCCGATGAGGTTCATGGCGAAGCGATCCGGGTCGTCGCTGATGACCTCGATTTTGCTGATTTTGACGTTCGTGGTTTTCTTCCCCTTGGCCTTGGCCTTCTTCTCGGCGGCTGCTTTCCGGCGGTCCTCGTCGAAGAAGCCCATGGACGACTTCCAGTAATCCACGAAGGTCTTGACGAGGTTGCCGTCACCGGACTTCTTCGCCGCCAGCCACGACACGAGGAACCTGTCGTTGTTGATGCGGAACAGTTCCACCGTTCGCTTGAGGTTGCCGTCCAGGTTCGTGAACGTCTGGTCGAATTGCCGCTCCAACTGCTGCCGGTGGTACTTGTCCATGACAGCGGTGGTTTGACGGTCGAGTTGGAGCGCCTTTTCGAGTTGGCTGATGACGGCGAGCGCCCCGGATTTGTCGTTGCCGAAGGCACCAAAGACCTTCTTGGCCTGGACCTTCCCGTTCGCCACGAAGCCCATCTCGGTGCTCTGTCGGATGAGGCTCTTGGCCTGCCGCTGTTCGCCGGCGGTTGCGAGGTTGCGGATGTTCATGAAGCCCTCGCTCTTAGCGAGGCGCTGCTGAATCTTCTGCTCCTGCTTCTGCTGCGATGTGAGTCCAACTCTCCTTCCGCCCTTGACGTCGAAGCCGCGCATCGCCACGGCGCGCGCCCGCACGGTAGCGACCTTCCCCCTCCGGTCGGCCTCCTTGGTAGCTCGCTCTCCGAGGTAGTCGAAGAACCCGTCAATGGCGACCGCTGCGCCTGCCAGCACGCCCGACAAGACGCCCAGCTTGCCGACCACCTTCAGGAGCCCGCCGCTGAACAGCCCCATCGGCCCCTTCACCCCGGCGAACAGCTTGCCCAGGTTGCCCACCGCGCCGAGCCCCCCTGCCAAGCCTCCCACGATGCCGCTCACAGCCTTGCCGACGAGGTACGCCTTCGCCAGCGCGAGCAAGAGGGTCTTGTGCTCCACGACGAACCCGAAGATTCGCTTCGCGAGCTCGAATGCCTTGACCAGCCCGTTCGCCATCGTGTCGATGAGGGCCGCGACCTTCTTGGGGTTCTCGTCGAACCACTTGTTCAGCTTCGCCATCTCTGCGCCGATGCGCTTCATCAGCGGCAGCCCGATCTTTCCAAAGGCTCGCTGCAAGTTGTCCTTGAGCGTCGACGTCACGCCGGACCACGACTTCTCCTGCTCCTTCGCCATGTTCTGAATCGCCGGCTGGGCGAAGGCATCGGTGAGCATCTGAGCCGCCTTGCCGGGCGTCTCTGTGACCATCTTGTTCCACATCTTCGTGGTGAGGCCCATCGGCTCGATCAGGGCGCGAGCGAAGCGGTCTTTCTTGCCCAGGGTGCCGACCAGGGCTTGCTCGATGTCGCGCGCCGCGAACTCGCCCGCGATGCCGAACGCCTTCGCGGCGATGACGCCGCCCTTGGTGATGTCGCGGATTTGCTTCATCGACGCGCCGGCTCGTGCCAGCGGACCAGTGACGAGGCTCGCGAAACCAACGAAATCCTGCGTGGTCGCAGTGGACTTCTTCGCGTCCTGCGTGAACTGTCGAACTAGCTGGTTGGCGCGCTTCTGGTTCTCGGCCCAGGTGCCGCCCATGTTCAACTGGAGCATGCCGCCCATCTGAATCCGGGCCTGCTCCAGTTCCGCGTTGTAGTCGATGAGGAGTTTCTTGCCGAGACGGAACGACAGGAACCCCGCTGCCCCCAGGGCAATCCGCTTGAAGGTCTTGTCGAGCCTGGATGTGCCCTTCTGAGCCTTCTCCGCAGCCTTCCCGATACCCGCCAACGCCCTGCTCGCCTTGTCGTCGAGCATGTAGCGAATCTTGACGTCGTATACGGTCGTCGTTGCCACTTAGAAACCTCTGCGGACTGCGCGGGGGAACCCCCCCATTTCCTCCCCCTCGTCGGGGCCTTCCTCGTTCATCTCCTCTACGAAGTCAGCAAGCGAGGCATGCAAGGAGAACCTATCTCTCAAGGAAAGGTTGAGGTACTCCATCAGACCAATCGGCGCGTGGTAGCTCATCTGCATCCACGACCGAAGGAGTCGCTTTCTCACTTCACGGTAGTTTGGGTACGGCTCCCTTCTTCCGGATCGAGTCTGACCACCGGAGCGTCCTGTCCGGGGCTCGTGTCCTCTCCGGTCGCCAGAAAAACCGCGAGGTCTTCCTTCGGGATGTCGTTGATGGCGTCGTAGGCTTGCTGGACCAGCGCCCGGCTCTTGCTGCTCCACTGCTCCAACTGGTGATAGGGCTGAATCACCTTCTCGTCGTCGACCATGACGATGGACAGCTTGACCAGCTCGGCGTAGATGGACGAGCGGCCCTGGCGCGCGTCCGCTTGCAACGCCGCGTTCTGCTCGTCGATGCCCGTGGTCTCGCGAATGACGATGGTTCGACAGTCGCAGCCGTCTGGGAAGGTGAATCTCCTGTGGATTTGCGACATGGCTGTGCCTCCTTGGTCGCTGGGGTTAGCCGACGATGACCTGGCGCTGCTTCGCCTTGCCCTCGAAGGAATTGGAGATGTACTCCTTTCTGCCGCCGATGCTGCGTTCCGCCGGCTTCAGGACGCACTCCATGAGCACCTCCGTGCGGGGCAGAATCGTCGGGTCGCGGTAGATGTACGACGCCGTCACCGTGATCACGGGCGGCGGGAGCTTGTTCTGCTCCTTGAACGCGATGAGCGACAGGAAGTCGAGGGCCTGCGTGTCGAGCTCGTCGCACGTGAACGAGAAGTCATACCCGTGCAACTGCTGGTCGAGGTCGTCGAAGTCCTCGCCGATGTAGGGCTCCTCGGTCTGGTCGATGCGAGGAGTGCTGGTGAAGTCCTTCACCTTGGTGAAGGTGCCTCCGAGCTTGCCCTGGAGCCCGAAGGCGCTCAGGAACTCGTCGGCGATGACGATGTTGATGGCCGCTTCTTGGCCGCGAAGTCTGCTGGACATTTGAGTTCTCCCTTTCTGGTCAAGAGGTTAGAGGACCGGCCTCTACGCCTCGATGGTCACGCCCGTCCCGATCTCGGTCTTGAGGACCANGTGCAGGATGTGTCCGATGAGCTTGACTCTCCAGAGGATGAACTCCAGTCCTTGTGCTCGCTGAGCTTCGGTATTGACCGACTCCTGATCGACCGCGAAGCTCTCCACGACTCTCTGCTGGAGGCGCAGCGTCTCCGAGAAGGAGACGATCTCGCCGCCCATGTCGCGGCGGGTCTGGTCGAGGTTCTTCTTCTTGACGAAGAACTTCAGCCGGTCCGCAGCCGACAGTTGAAGGAAGTCCGCCGAGCGGCGGCGGGTGATCTCCGTCTTGCCCGGGGTGAGGTCTGCGACCACGCCCGAGACGAACACGAAGCCCTCGTCGCGCTCCATTGCCGAAATGCCGGCCTCGCGCAGCGTCACGTAGTCGGCGCGCGTGAGCGACGGTTGCGTGAGCTTGCTGATGCCGGCGGTGAACTGCTTGGTCGCCTCCTCGCCCGGGTGGATGTCCACGTCGGTCTGAGACAGGATGCTCGCCATCCACTCGTGGGGCGGCACCTGAACCAGCGTGGCCGTCTCCGGGTCGAGCGTGTATGGCGAGTTGTAGCAGTTGATGGTGCGGTCGTTGTCGGTGAGCCCGTCGAAGTAGGTCACCGCCTGCGCCACCGTGTCGGTGTGGTCGCCGGTCCAGATCGGGAACACCCGGTCGGAAGCCGCCGCCGCCGCCGTGACGATGGCGGTGTTGACGGTCGGGACGAAGGTCGCGTCATCCTCCGCGCAGAACACCACGCCGACGCCCTTGTACTCCTTCACCGCGTCGAGCGCGCGGCCGGCGGCGGTGTAGTCGGTCGCGGCGAACGTGCCGTTCGTGCCGGCCACCGAGGTGTACGACACCACCGTGGTTCCGAGGTTCATGTAGCTGTCGGCGTCGAGCGCCGCCGCGTATGCCCCGGTGTTGCTGTCGGTGTTGAGCGGGCGACCGTCCGCGAGCTTCGTCACGACGACGTGGTTGCCGTCGTCGTCCCCGATGACGCTGAGCAGGTTGTCGTTGCCCACCGAGCAGTCGAGGTTCTCNTAGAGCGTGTCGGCGCCGAGGTAGCGGACTCGCAGGTTGAAGTGATTCACATCGGCGTCTGTCGCCGTCTCGATGCGATACTTCACGTTGTTGCCCCAGAGCCCCACGGAGCTCGCGTCGATGCGGATGATCGCGGTCCCGCCGCCGCCGTCCGTGTCCTCGTCGGTGAAGCTGGCGACCACCGCGTCCGAAGCGGCGGCGCGAGCGATGACCAGCTTGCCGAACGGCTTGTTCAGCAGCGAGCGCCACACCTGGCCGACCAGCGTGCCGCCCGCTCCGTAGTCGCGGCCTCCGAAGACCTCGAGGAAGCGCGCTTCGCTCGTGATTTCGATGGGCTCGTCCACCGGACCGCGAACGCAGCGACCGAAGATGGCGACGGTGCCGAGGCTCACGCCTCGAATGAACCCGGGAGGGTTCTGCTCGAAGATGTAGAGCCCTTCCAGCCGAGTGAACTCACTCGGGTTCGTGGTGAACAGAGGTGCTGGCATTGTCGGTTCTCCTTGTGAGGGCTCCTAGGGGCCAATCGCTACGGTTACGGACCCGTCCTCGGCGATGGAGACGGTTTCCTTCTCCGAGGGAGGTACGGTCACAATGGGCGTTGAGAGGTCCTCCGTCAGGGTCAAACGGATCTCCTCCATGTCGTAGACGCTACCCTTGGTGACGAGAGCGGGAAGTTGAAGCGCGGCCGTCATCACGCTGTACCACTTCTTGTCGAAGGCTCTCTCATCGGACCACTCGTCCGAGTCTAGCTCGAACGCGACCACCGCGTCGTGGCAGTCTGGGACCTGAAACACAACAATCCCTGGCCGCTCGATGTCGGACCAGAACACGTTCTCCATGATGGCCTGCTCCAGCTCATACCGCTGGTTCGCAGACGTGGCTCCGAGGCGGAATTGCACCGTGCCCTCCACCCGCCCCACGTTGTAGACCGCGCGGCTGTTGCCGAGCGTCTTGGCAAGCTCTGCCTGGTCGGGGAAGTAGTTGAACCTCACAGCAAAGATGGACAGGTGGGGGAAGGCGAGCCTCTTGGGTGCCTCAGCGCGCCCGCCGCAGACTCTCCCCTTCAACGCTGGTACGCTGGTCTGTATCAGGGCAGCGAGCCTCCGCAGCGCCTCAATGCGGATGACGGCCATCTACGTGGCCCTCCGCTTGGCAAACTCTGCAATGGCGTAGGCGATGTTTCGCGCCGCCGCGTCCGCGAGGTCTCCGCGCGAGTCGCGCACGAAGTAGGTTGCCGGCTGGCCCTTCTTGCGAATGCGCCACGCCACCGCGTTTGCGATCTTCCCCGCTTCCTCCGCGTCGACGCCCAGCTTGAGTTGCGCCCATCGAGCGATGGCACGGACGCCTTCCTCGCTCACGGGATGCGGACGGGCTCCCATCTCCAGCACGCCCACGTAGGGCGAGTCGTTGTGGATCTCCGAGAGCTCCTTCTTGCCGATTCCGCGCCGCGCGCGCCAGTTCGCGGCCGTCGCGCCCGTGTAGCGCGGAGTCCTCACGGCCAAGATGCGCTGCCCCTCCAACGCGCCGAGGTGCGAGCCGTCCTTGATGACGCCCGGCATCTTGCGAAACCGCGCCCTCAACTCCTTGGTGAGGTCCTGTGGACGGATGCGGAGTCCCACCGCTACGCTCCCCGAGGAACCAGTTTGACGACCCAGCCGAAGCTCTCGATGCGATCCGCGTAGGGCGGGGCGAACACCTGAAAGAGCCGCTCCTTCGTCGCCTGCCCGTGCGCGTCGATGATCTTGATGAACGTGTCCTGCGTCGAGGGGTCCGCAGGCGGACCGGCGATCTCGGCCTCCGTGTAGGTGAGCGAAACCTCGCGGAGAATGATGTAGCCCGCCTCGTCGAGGCCGCACGGCTCCAGACGGTAGTGGAGCCCGGTGTAGATGTTGTATGCCTGCACGAACGGCTGGGGCGTGATTTCGACCTCGCTGTCCGTGAAGGAGTCGCCACCGAAGTCCCCGTCGAACGTGCGGGTGACGAGGAAAACGCGATACTGGCGCACACCGAGGTCGGGATGCAGGGCGCTCCGCAGCCCGTCGATGACGTCCGGAATCAGAACGTCAACGAGGTTCGTGCCCAGTATCGCGCTTCCAGCCACCTGCTAGCCCTGGCGGTCGTCGTCGACGCCGGTCACGACCATCGAGATCGTGCCCGACGTGTACGAGGTACAGTCGCCGCGCACGAACTGTGCCGCCGCCGGGATGCTCACTTTGCCCGGAGCCGTGAGAGCCGCGCCCTCGTTGACCCAGTTCACGTTGTCGGGGCTCACCTGCACTTGCAGGGTGCCGGCGAAGGTGCCGACGATCCAGACGTCGGCGGTTTCGAGGTCGCCGACCTGGACCCCAGCGTTCTGCGCGACGGCCGCGAGGTCCGCCAGGACACGGGTTTGGAATTTGCTCATCGTTCTCTCCTTCTTTTCGTCATTTGACGAGGCGTGGTAGGTTCACAGAACCCGGCCTGCCCCACCGGCACCTCACCGGCACAGTGGTTCGGGACCGGAGGGGCAGGTCGAGAAAGCTATCCGTGGGGAACATAGTTCCCCCCCATGCTCACCCCCCCGAAGCTGGCGAATCCTCGGTATCTCGAGGAGCTGAACACGTCGTGCCGGACTTCGACACCGAGCGTTAGCGCGATGCGTCCGACGTGACGTCGCCCTTCCTTGCGGAGCGTCTGGATTTCACGGTCGCCGGGAAGGTCGATGGAGCCGACCTTCATCGCTTTCAGTCGTCCGTGCGCGTCAGTGAGCTTCGTGTCGATGTCCTTGCAGGAGACGATGGCAGCGAGAACCAGTGCCTCCGCTTCCGGTTCCGTATCCAACGCAGACATCGCCTGCTCCAGCCGCGAGTCGGACTGGTGAAAGCGAGCGGACCATCCCAGAAAAAACCGGACGTCCGCCTTGTCACTGGCGGTGAGCGCCACGGACTACTTCTTCTTCTTGGCCTTGGCCTTGGGTTTGCTCTCCGGGGCCGGGGGTTCGCCCGGGTCCGGAGGCGTGGGTTTCTCTGGTTCNTCGGTTGCCACGATCAGCCCCGGGGCGATGTTGTCGATGCAGCCGCTCTCCACGTACTTCGTCGGGACCTCGCAGCACTCGCCTGGCTTCACCGCGAACTTCTTGACGGGGGAGCCCGGGAGGCCGGCGATCTCGAAGGAAACCGTCGAGTCGGTGGGGTTGAGCATTCTCGTCATCATCGGACCTGTGCCTTCTCTCGCTTACGCGAGGTTGATGAGCTGCGCGTGGACGTTCTGGCGGCGCGAGACGAGCTGCGGGTAGCAGATCAGCTCGAACTTGTACGCATCGCCGGTCTTGGCGAGCGGGATGATGCGAGCGGTGAGGCCGATGGGGCTGTCACCGTACTGCTCCTCGTTCGTGCCCGCGAGTTGCGCCGTCCCCATCGACTGGTTGTACATCGTGATCGGGTCGGGAAGCTGCGACAGGTACAGGTAGCGCGTGTTGAGGAACAGCATCGTGTTCGCCGGGCAGTCCTTGTCCTCGACCACCGGGATGCCGTCGAACTCCAGCACCTGATAGCCGCCGTCCAGACGGACGGTCTCCCCGCGCATCCTGATCTCGTCGAGATAGCGCCGGTCGGTCCCGAACAGGCTGCCATAGGCCTCGTGCTGCGTCGCGTCGCAGATCACGAGGTCCGGCTTCTCGCCGCAGGCGTCGTAGATGACGCGGCGGGTTTGGCGCATGAGCGCGAAGCTGAGCCCCGCGCCCACCGCGTCGACCTCGTTCGCCGCCCACTGCGTCTGCACGGCTTTGTCGATGCCGGCGTACACGCCGGTCGTCGCGAGCGGACCGGCGGTGGCGGTGAGCCCGTGGATGTTGTCCGTCGTGCCCGGCCCGGTGTAGACGTGCCCGGCGATCCCGCGCGCGAGGCGCTGGGAGCAGTCGAGCAGGTCGTCGGCGAAGATGTCGGCGAGTTGATCCGGATTCCCGGCCGCCGCCGCCGCCGCCGCCGCCTTGCCGGTGACCTCGAAGGCGTCGTGGTAGGTGCCGTACTGGAGCACGGCGGGGATCTTCGTGTCGCGGTTGAAGGTCGTGACGTCCGCGCCGTCCGCGATCACACCGTTGCCGGCGGGAGTGGCCGTTCCGAACTTCGCCGTCCACTGGATGTTCTGGCCGGTGCCGTTGCGGACGTCGAGAAGCTGCGAGAGAACGACGGCTCGGTTGATGTTGTTGGTGACGTCGTCGTAGAACAACTTCGCCAGAGCGTCGGTGATGTTCGCGAGATCACGGGTTGCCATGGAGTCTCCTACCCTGAGAAGGGTGGTTCAATCGTCGTCACCGTGACACCGTGACCCGCGTGCGCTCCCCAGTGGGGACGTGATCTGCCGTCATTACAGACCACGCCCCCGAATTTGTCAACTTTTCGCCCAGGAAGGCTAGCCGCGCTCGGCCATGAGCACCGCGTGAACGAGGTCGCGCTTCATCTCCTGCTTGGTCTTTTGCTGGTTGGCGTCGCTGCCGCCGCCACGCCCTCCCTGGGCACCCGAGCCGCGCACGTCGCGCGCGGGCGCGTAGTGCTTTCCTTCCGGGGACTTGAGCCACTCGTCCAGGCCGGCCTCCAGGTCCAGCTCGTCGACGTAGCCGTCGCGCTGCATCTTGAAAACGACCTTGTCGTCCTTGGCCTCGACTCTCTTGTCCTCCGTGTAGAGGAGCGCGACGGCGCTGCGCAGGCGCTCATCGGGCACCCCAGCCGCCCTCAAGGCAGCCGAGAGCTCCGAGCGTTCCTTGGCGATGCGCGCACGGTCCGCTTCCTCGACGCGAGCCTGGCGTTCCTTCTCCAGCTTCTTCTCCATCTCGGCCATGCGGGCGCTGTACTGCTTCTCCAGTTCCGAGGTCCCGTTGTCCTTGTCCTTGTCCTTGCCCTCGTCCTTGTGGTTCCCGCCCGCCGGGGGCGCGCTGATCTTGGCGATCTGCTCCTGAAGGAGCGAGGAGAAGCTCTCGGTGATTCCCGACTGCATGTCGGAGAGCTTCTGGTCCATCACCTTCTGCATCCTCGTGTGATGCGCGGAGTTCGCCGCGTTCGTCATGCGGATCAGCTCCTGCTTCTGTTCCTCGGTGAACGCGCTGTCGTTGCCGCCCTTGTCGTCTCCGCTGTTTCCCATCTCTAGCTCTCCTTCGTTGAGGTTGTGCGCTCCCCGTTACGGGGACGTTGGTTTGCCGCGCTTCTCCAGCGCGCGGTTCGTTTCCTTCGCTGTGCCGCCCCGCGTGACGACGGGACCGCCCGGATGAGAGCGTCTGCGCGCGCCCGGCTCATCGAGCGGGGGCAGAGGCTTGACCTCGGGCCAGTGCGACATCCACGGCGTGGCGACACAGCGACAGTTCGGATGAAGCGGAGGGTACATGTCTCCGCTGGAGAACGGTTCGTCGACGTTCCGGATCTCCCCGTTGACATCGGCGCAGAGGATGCAGCGCCGATCGGCGCTGGCGTCCCACCGCTTTTTCATTTCGGGGAACTTGCTGGCGGTCTCCTCCAGCGTGCGCTGATGATGAGCGTTGTAGGCGTTCATCATTTCGGTTCGCACGAGACGCTCCGCATCGGTGAAGCGCCCCCGGAACAAGCCACGCGCCATGTCGGAAGCGACCTTTTCGGCGCCGCCCTCGATCCCGTAGTAACCACGAGGGCCGGGGGCGAGTTGCATGATTCGGTGTGCCATCTCGTTGATGGTTTCACCGCGCGTGACGCCGATGGCAAACTGCCGGCGCAGGGCCCTCTTGGCGTTCTGCGTGTAGCGCACGGATGCCCTGTCGAACCGAGAAAGCAGCCAACGGTTCCGGTCCATCACATGCTGGACGGTGGGGAAGTCCACCGCAGGGAANTCCTCGCCGAACGCTGANGAGAGGCGNGCGATCTCCATGCTCAGCATCCGGTTGGAAAGCATGGCCCCTTGCAGGTTCCCGGTGTCCAGCGCGCCTCGCAAGGAGTCGTACAGGGAGCCAATGACCCGCTGCGTCTCGCGCAATTGGCGCAACGCCACGCGGTATCTGTGCGCGGTCCAGCGGTCCCCGCCGTCTTGCACCGTGTGGAGCCACCGAACGAGGTCCTTCTCCAGTTCCATCTGCGCGGACTTGAGCACGGGGACGAATTCGCGCAGAACGTCGCGGGGGAGAGCCTCTACCTCCTGCGCGATGCGGGCGAGCATTCTCCGTACCGCCGCGTTCGCGGACTTCGACGCCGCGCCGACCAGCTTCCCCGGGGCTATGTATTTGCCCGCCACGGATTACGTCGGCTGAGGATTGCTGGCAAACCCGCGCTGACCGTTCGATGGCGGGGCGCCCGACGTGTCCTCGCCGCCGCTGTCGATCAGGACGGTTTCACCGACGAGCTGTCCGTCCGCGTTGAGGAACTGGCCGGACATGGACTCCTCGGTGAACGCTCGCTCGAGCTCGGCCTCGACCTTTGCCATGTCCTCCTCGCTGGCCTCGTCTCCGAGGATGCGCTTCGCAAGCTCGTAGGTTTGACGCAGCTTGAAGGTCGGCGATGGGATGTTGACGTTCTCCAGCTTCTCGGCGTCCTCGATCATCGACGACACGCCCTGGCTCTCGAACTTGTTCATCCCAGAGGCGGTCCACTCCAGGTCATCCTGGCGCCCGTAGCTGATGGTGGAGGCGATGTCGAACGCATGGTCGCGCACGTACTCGCCGAGGCCGACCAGAACGACGGCGTTCGCTGCCTTGTCCTGAGCCTTGCTGTCGGCGCTGCGTCCGAGGGCGGCGGGGCCGTTGTCGAACGTGAGGGCCATCTGGTGCGTGACTCGGTGCATCTCGTCGCGCAGGTCCTTCAGCGACTTCAGGGCCACCTCGAACGGCGAACTGTCGGGGCCGATGTACTCGACGCGATCCTTGGAGTAGCGTACTTGTGTGTAGCCGATGCCGTGGACCTGATTCAGAGAGCGTTCTTCGTCGTCTGCGATGGCCGGGGGAGACGCCAGCGGGTCGGGCTCACCCTCGAACTCGTAGCGTTCTTGGAACAGGCTTTTGTACTCGGCCCAGGAGAGGGCGCACCGCTTGTTGAAGAACTCCACGGCGAGCGAGCACAACTTGTTCATCACCCAGAGAGAGTCCGGTAATTCCAACCGGAGAAGCGGGACTTTTCCGAAGGAGTGCTCTCCCTGGTCCTGAACCGGGACCATCGCCGAGTCCTTGGGCTCCTTGTCCTTGTGATAGCGCACGACGTAGCGCGCCCAGCGATCCCTCGTGTAGATGGTGAAGGTCTTGGTCACCCAATGGCGAGACACCGTAACGCTCGCGCGCGGGTTCGTAGCCACACAGGTTTTTGCCCAGACCAGTTCTCCGGTGCCATCCTCCTCCCAGTCGAGAACGGCGGACTCGTCCAGCGGAATCGCGTAGGCGTCCAGAGCTCCGATGGCTTCCTGCTCGGCCTGCGACATGGCGGCGAACTCGTCATCCGACACTCGTGGGAAGTCGACCTGCGTCCACGCGCGCTTCACGAGAAGTGCCGAGAGGATCTGCTCGCGCAGAAGCTGGTTGACGGTCCTGCGGCGACCACCGGGTGGACTCGTGTCCTCGAAGAAGTCGGCGTAGTAGGGGTCCGGCTCCGTTTCGGGCATCAGTTCGATGGGGGACCCCATCAGAGACGCCACGATGTAATCCACGATCTCACCCGGATAGTCGATGTAGAAAGCTCGCTTGAGGCGCTCCGCGTAGATGTCCTGGGCCTCGTTGCGATGCTGGGGAAAGACGTGCTTGAGCAGCGACGAGTTTCTCAGAAGCGCACGGCCCCCCTTGTAGAGAGCGCGGCAGATTTTCCAGTACTCGCCGTCGTACTCCTCGTGGGTCTGCTTGAGGATGCCGAATGGAACAGCAGACGGCAGCACGTCGGGCTGTGCGTTCTCCTCGGGCTGTTCGTTCGACGACGGCGTGAGTGTGCCGTCACCTGACGTCGGTGGGGCGTAATCCATTCTTGGCGGGTTGCTCGGGTCGAGTGCCATCGGCTAGTCCTTTGAGCGGCGGCGTCTGCGCTTCGGAGGCGAGGCGATTTCCTTGGTGATCACAGAGTCCGGGTCGGGGGCAGGAAGGGGTGGATGCGCGCTGGGCAGCGGGTCAGCGTGCGGTGGCTTGGGCTCATTTGCGCGAGGCTGGGGGCTCGTGGCGGCCGGGACGCGCGTCCCCCTGGTCACGGCGGTGGTTTCCACGATAGGTCGCCTTCTTCGTCGCATCGTTGCCTCCTCCCCGAACGCCCCGACCGATCGCCTGGAGCGGCGCGGCCTGCGGGGCTTCTGTTCGGCAAGAGTGTTCCATGCATGGCACAAGCTGTCTACCTGGTCGTCGTGGGCGTCTTTGACGCCCGTGAACGAGGTCAGCTCAGCCAGGAACGGATCTACCCAATCCTCGCAGCCTGGGCCTGCGGGCACGAACACTCTGCCGTCATTCCACGCGGCGGCGCATCCCTGCGCTCGCTGAAACTTGTCGGTCGTCGGTTTGATTTCGAGGATGCTGAGGTTGGGGTTGACGTGCTTGAGCATCTGCGGGACCGCCTTGAAACCGGAGACGGCTTCGACGGCGAGCCTGGCCCGCCACTGCTGCTGAAGCTGAACGAGTCGAGCTACCAGCGCAGGGATAGCCCACTGCCCTCGGACAACCTTGAGCACCCACGAGTTGCACGTCGGCCCGACGCCATCGGCGGCGAGAACGGTTGCCACGGAGTAGTCCGCGTGCGTGCGCTCTGATGCAGCGGGATCGACCCCGATGATGAGCACCTTGCCCTGAAGGAACTCCCTCCACTCGACGGGGGTCTGAGGGAGGACGAAACGCTGCGGCTCCCCAAAGACGTTGGAGCCGCGCGGGAGAGGGCGCCCCTGGTAGAGGGCGGCGAACGACCAGTCGCCGATCTGCTTTCTGGTGCCCTCCAGTTGTTCTGCTGGGAATCGCTCAGGCCAGAGGGGCTCGTTGAGGTTGCGCCCGAGCACGTCGTTCTTTTCCGCGAGGGCAGGGAGGCTGATGTGCTCCCACTCGTCCATCTCTCTGAGTCGCCCGATGAGGTCGTCTTGGTGCCATCGCGTGTGAACCACGATGACGCTTGCGCCCTCTAGCCGAGTCATCACGACCTCGTTGAACCACTCCCAGATCCGCTCGCGGATAACGATGGAGTCGGCCTCCTGGCGATTCTTGTAGGGGTCGTCGATGACGAACAGCCCTTGGATGCCCTGGCCGGTGAGCGCGCCTCCAGCGCCTCCAGCAAGGAGCCCACCGCCCTCGACCGTGCGCCACTCAGACATGTCCTTCGTCGAGGGGTCCAACTCGACGCCAGCTTCCAGCGCAAGCCTGAAAGCAATCCTCGACTTGGACCGAGCCTGCCTCTCTCCGTAGGTGAAGTATCCGCAGGTATCCGCAGGGAAGTAGCGAAGCCACCAGGCAAACCCGTGGAGAAGGGTTGTCGTCTTAGCGTGGCGCGGGGGCATGTCGATGCAGACCCTCTTGTGCCCCGTGCGCGCTCCAACGGTGACCTCGTTGACGATGGGTCTGATGTGGAGAGGCGGTGGAAGGTGCGGGGACACCGCCGGGATGAAGTCGATGAACTCCTGATCGGGCACGCGACGACGCATGAGGGCCAGGGCCTTCGCGCGGTCCTCTGGCGACATTTTGTTGAGGATGTCGCCGGTCAGGTCAATTGAGAAGGCCGCTGCCATTCGCGCCGTTCTTGCCGTTCGCGCCGTTCGCGCGGGATGCTCGTGGCCCCTTGGACGCTGGCATCTGATTGTACTTGGTCCAGAGCTCCTCGATCTCTTTGCGCTGCTCGTCGCTGGTCATGCGGGCGATGCGCGCGTCCATGCCCGTGACGTGGACGTTGGCCTCGGAAGGCGCGTAGGCGTTGTCGATGCGACAGAGCCGATCGAGGGCAGCGACGGCGATGCGGAGGTCACCCTCCTGCATCGCTTTCTCGAGGATGCCCTCGAACTGGGCGCGGCGCAGATGAGTGCGGTCCACGAGGTTGGACTTGGCCTCCTCGTCCCAGCGGGCGTAGACCTTCGCGATGTAGTTCCGAACCTGCCTGTCCCTGACCTGCCACTCGCGACGAAGGACGGTGATGATGGCTTGGTGCGTGTAGCAGTTTCGCAGCATCTGGTCGACGACATCGAGGCGCTCGCGTGTGAGCTTCTTGCCGTTGCGTCGTCTGGTGTAGTTGCCCCTCCGGGCGGGGGTCTTGTTCTCAGCCATGGGACAGCCTCAAGAATTCGGTTCTCACAGAAGCGTCGGTACGCATCTCGCCCAGAAGGGCGCTCGTCACCATCGTAGCACCCGACACTCGGACTCCGCGACACGCCATGCATTGATGGGCGGCGCGCACGATGACCCCGACTCCCAGGGGCTTCAGGTACGTATCGATGGCTGCTGCGATCTGTGTCGTCATCTGCTCCTGCAATTGCAGGCGCTTGGCGAAACAGAGCGTCACGCGGGCAAGTTTGGAGAGCCCCACGACACGCCCGTTCGGGATGTAGCCGACGCTGGCCGTGCCGATGAACGGGAGGATGTGGTGTTCGCACAGCGACGTGAACGGGATGTCTGTGACGACGACCATCTGGTCGTAGTTCGCGTCGAACACGGTTTCGAGGATTTGCCCGGGGTCCTCGTGGTAGCCAGAGGTCATCTCGCGCAGGGCCTTGACGACGCGACGGGGCGTGTCCTTGAGCCCGTCGCGGTTCACGTCCTGCTCCAGGTAGGTGAGCAGCGTGCGGACGGCGGACTCGGCTTTGTCTTCTTTGGGGAGGAGAGTCATCTCACGTTCCAGAGCTTGTGGAGTTGAGCGGAGAGGGACCACGTCGGGTTTGCCTTCACCATTTCGACGCACCATCGGATGTCCTTGACGAGCACGGTGCCGCTCGGCTGGAAGGCCGGCGAGATGAGGTAGTGGTCGGCTTTGACTTCTGGCCTGGGAAGGCCCTGGCTCTTGCTGCGAACGTACTTGACCTCGTTCGCGACTCGGACATGAAGCGTGTGTTCCGCCGTCTTGGGCGAGACGCAGATCCAATCGATCCCTTCGGGCAGTTCTCTTGTGCCGTTGGTTTCGATGGCGACGTACCAGCCCGCCTCCCTGAACAGCGAGAGCAGGGCGGCGTCTAGCTGCAACGCTGGCTCCCCCCCGGTGAAGATGACGTTGTGACAGCCGTGCCCGGCCGCCTCGCAGTCTGCGAGAAGCTCTGTGCCCTCCATGACGACCCCGCTTGCGAACTCGGTGTCGCAGTCGAAGCCGTGTTCGACGACGTTGCAGCGGAGGTTGCAACCGGAGAAGCGGACAAACACGTTGGGCGTACCGGCGCGAACGCCCTCGCCCTGAAGGCTGTAGAAGATTTCGTTGACTCGATAGCTCATAGGCGTAGGGGCTCCTTGTGAGGGCCGCTGTCTACCCATCCGATGATGGCGG